GTTTTACCCGTTGGGTTGCAACGGTCGAACTGTGTTGACAATCAGTTCTATGGCCCTGAAACATGTGAGGAGGTCGTCCAGCCTTTTCTAGTGGAATAATGTGATAAGTCGAAGAAGGAACAGTCTTCGGCGGGTATTTTGAGACATCATGACATTAGTATTGCCCCGGGATGGGATCGTTTACGCTAATGAATGGTTATAAGCTCATGTTGCCCTGGGTCATCACGGCTGATATAGAATAATTTCTACAATAATGGCCACAAACAAAAATGAGTTAGATTTGACGCTGACCAAATCAAACGCTGTCGTTGGCGGTCAACGAAATGGTAATCGGAAACAAAAACACTCTAACGGTAGTAGCTCCAACCGTAACCCCCACTTGCCTTTGCCAGCCGGTGGGTCTGGTAAACCATCAACCAGTGCATCCTCCAACAGTATTAACACTACTGGCACGATGGAGAAGAGAGCCAAGCCAGCTGGCCGAAGCTCTAAACAACAACAACAACCACAACATGACAAAATATTCGCAGGAATGGAAGAGTTTAGGAGCTCTCGCGAATATATGAAGTTGAAAGAGAAGCTGTACACTAACCAGGCGCAGCTCGACCGTGCGAATGCATGGATTAGGACTAACGAAGCTACGATTGGTCCTGAATGTATGTCAGTGTGTGTAGATTGTGATGCTGGAGCACAGTTTGAACTGTGCAGTTGTTATTTGACGGCCCCTGCTCCTGGGGTGGCGGTCATAGATGCTCATCAACACTTACGAGGAAACTTGGTCCATCGTGAGCGATTGGGTATTTTGCGTCGTGGATTGTACGACATGATGTCATGGGAAGCTCCCCATTTTGACTTTGAGACGCAAAATAACCAAATGCTTAGTGGTTTCCACAATAAGTCTATTGGTGATGACAGAATGTTACCTGATTTGTACAACTTTATCACGGTTAATATGAATGTCACCTACACGAATTCGGCGGGATTTAATGATAGGGCATTGAGAATAGAGCATTGCAGACGGCTGGCTAGCCGTTTTGCTGACACGCATCAGTGGGATCTCTCGAAAGACACTGTTCTTGCTAATCGCTATAAGTTCACTATCCAGCGTGCTTGCGATCAAGCTGAAAATGATGCGTTATATCAAGAAACTAAGCCTGGGCAATCTTTTTGGCAAGCCTGGTCGCCTCAGTCACCGGAAGCCTGGCGAAGATTTTTGATATTGGTCTGCATATTGCTCATAGCGGCTTTAATAACGGTCGCAATAATGTGTTCATTGGTGAGTCACATTGCGAGTTCCATCTTAGGAAACATTGTTGTGCATACACTGTTGGCTATGATTCGCGCATTCCTAGTGAATCATTTGCAACTTGGAAGCATGCACGTGTTATGGTTCGTGATCGGAACAAAGATTACGATCTGTGCGCTCGCAATTGTCTGGGTCATAAAGAAGGTGTGGAACACATTGAAGCGATCAAAACCTTCAACACGCCGCTGATCGAGAGAGATCCGGTTATAGTTATGGCTGGCTGCCGCCATAATGTAATCGAAAGTTTGAAGTGCAGATATTTGAAAAACACGCCTGATATTGGGAAATTGGACATGGATTTAGTTTATAAAATTGTGGATCACTTGGCTGGTGAGATGAAAGAATTTTATAAACCAGAGTTTAGTTTTAATCAGTTTGTTAAAACAAAGCCCGGAGTTACAAGAAAGAGATATTTGAAAGCATACAAACAGCTTTTGAATGGTGGTAGTAACTTGTCAAAGATCGACGAAATCGCAGCGTTTGTGAAGAATGAACGTTATTTTGAAGAAGGCAAATCTCCTAGAATGATTATGGGACGAGATCCTCGTTTCAATATTTTATATAGCAGATTTACTAGTAGGTTAGAAGATGCCTTCTTCTCGTTGCCGCAGGTGGCAAACGCGTGTGATTATTGGAAGTGCGGTGAAAAGTTTAAGGAGTTATTGGGGGATTGGATGTTTGAAAATGACATGAGTAAGTATGAATCAAGTCAAAGGAAATTTCATTTATGGTTGGAATTTCTGGTTTATTCTAAGGTTGTGTCAAGAGAAGAGGTCCCTGATTTAGCTACACTTTTTGCTGTTAAGTGTAAGAAAGTTGGCTCGTCTAACGGAGTCAAATTTGAGTTCGATTTTTGTAGAGGGAGTGGTGATATGGATACTTCATTAGGTAATGGTGTTATCAATTATTTAGCTACAATGTATTTTATGATAAAGAATTTTTGTAAAAGAGACAATTGCTTGTTTAAAGCTTGTGGTTGTTGGTTTGATAAATTTACATTAAAAGGCGATGATAATTATGGTAAATGTGTAATAGGAATGAAGAATCTTAAGAACACTTTCTTAGATTGGGGTTTTGACGCTAAGTTGAAGGTTAACGAAGACCCGCGTAAAACTGAATTCTGCTCAGGATATTTTGTAGAACTGACCGGAGGTAGATTCTACTACGTGCAAAAGATGAAGAAATTAATACAGTCATTGGAAACATGCATAAATAAAGATTTTGTTAAGAACGGGTGGGTAGCTCACTACTATAAATCTTTAGGACTCATGTACCAGCGGTTATACGGATGTCTCCCCGTGTACCGTGACATTTCAGCCTTTCTTCTCTCAGCCAGTGAAAAATTGGGATTAAACGTCAATTTGATCGACGAATCATATGGAGCTAGTGAAGCATTTAAGAATTCGCAATGTAATATTGAAGAAGTAGACATTTGTGAACAGACTTATGTGGATATAGTCACAGTGAATAATCTCAGTTTTAGTGAAGTGCACGACATATCAAAGTACTTTAGTACTTCAAAGCTGAAATTTGAACCACACATGTCAAAACGGTGTAATTTAAAAGGTTCAAAGCGAGATAATGATTTGATTGTCTGTGATGACATAGCGATTAGCTTCGATAAAACAACTATTCGAGCCGATTGCCGCAAATGGAGAAAAGAACTCCTTCGTTTGTTTTATGCATCCAAAGACAAA